AATGAATGGAAGATACCAAGTTTACAAAAACCCTTACATGACAGACAACACTATCCTATTAGGATACAGAGGTGGTCAGTTCTTAGAAGCGGGTGCTGTATTCTCTCCATACATTCCACTTATCATGACTCCAATGGTATACGATCCAACAACATTTACTCCACGTAAAGGTTTATTAACTCGTTATGCTAAGAAAATGTTAAGACCAGAATTTTACGGAAGAATTTTCGTTTCAGGATTAAATACACTATAATAGTATATTTAACATTATTATTAAAAGCCTCGCGAAAGCGGGGCTTTTTTTATTTATACTTGTATACCTAGTAAGTATTTAGTATATTTATATTAGAACAAAAATACTAACAAAATAGTTTTAAAAATGAAAGAGACTCCCTCACAGTTACCGATTCAAAGTTATATAATGAATTTCCCACATACTTTTTCGACTAATGATCCAAATAACGTTTGGATGAAAGAAATGTCAAAAAATGAATTATCAATTAATAGACCCAAAGCATATAAGCAATTTATGGACTTATATAATTTTATGGCTGGTCAATCATTAGTACATTTATTACCTGCAGAAGGTAATTTTCAAGATTTAATTTATGTTGCTAATTTAGGATTACAATTACCCCATATAAAGGATGAAAATCATATCTTATTATCAAATTACACTTCACCTCCAAGACAAGGTGAAGAATATGTTGGTGAAAAATTCTTTAATCAAATGGGTTATAAAACACATATTTCCCCTCATAAATGGGAGGGTGAAGCAGATATAAAATATTTAAAAGATAATGTTTATATAGGTGGACATGGTATTCGCTCAGATATTAAAACATATCATTGGATGGAAGAAAATTTTGATATGAAAATTATCAAAGCTAAAATGGTAGATGAATATATGTATCACCTTGATTGTAGTATTTTTCCGTTAAATACGCGCTCAACTATGGTTTGCACGGAGCTATATGATAAGTCTGAGTTAGCGCAGATAAGCAAATATACTAACGTAATAGACATAGATGTTGAGGACTCAATGTACGGAATGGCTAATTCTGTTAGATTAGGTAATATGATTTTATGTGCCTCAAATATATCAGAAATGAAAAGAGGAGATGAATTTTATGATGGTGAAAAACATAAAATAGCTTCATTAGAAAAAATATGCTCTGACGAAGGAATGGAACCTATAATATTTAATTTATCGGAATATATGAAATCCGGAGCTATGTTAAGCTGCATGGTAATGCATTTAAATAGAGTTGACCATTTCAAATCACTTCTTTAATGGCTGAAAAATTAGAAGATTGGTTAAATGGAGAAGTTGCAGAACTGTCTAAAATGTCAGTTGGTGAGTTAAGTAGTACTTTTTTCTTTAGAGATCCAATTAGACCAACACATATAGATTATAACCATTTCTACAGCCCCGCAGATGGTACTATTTTATATCAAAAAATAGCACAACCCGGGGAACAAGTACTTGAAATTAAAGGTATAGATTATACTATTCAAGATGTAATGGGTGATAAAAGCTATAATAAACCCTCTTTAGTAATAGGAATATTTATGTCATTTTATGATGTGCATATTAATAGAATACCTTATGGGGGAGTTTTAAAATATAAAAATTTAGAACCTATTGAATCAACTAACAAACCTATGTTAGCTGTTGAAAAAGATATATTAAATAAAGTTATTAATCCTAATAACATGGATTATTTAAAATTCAACGAAAGAATGTCTAACCAGATATATGTACCTTCTTTAGACTACACATATCATATAATACAAATAGCAGATGAAGATGTAAATGTAATAGCTCCATTTAAAAAGCAACAAGATCTTTGTACTCAAAATGAAAGATTTAGTTTAATTAGATGGGGTTCCCAAGTAGATTTAGTTTTACCTTTAGATAAAAGATTTACATTCGATCTTCTATTAGATGAAACAAATCATATTAATGCAGGCCTCGATAAATTAATTAAAATAACCCATAATGACCTCAAATCATCATACAGACGAAGTATTTAGACCAAAAAGAATAGTGAAAAATCCCATTAAATTTAAAATCCAACTAAACGAAGAACAAAAAGAAGCTAAAGCTAAAATATTAGATAATACTTTAACAATATTAGCAGGTAAAGCTGGATCCGGAAAAACATTATTAGCATGTAATGTTGCATTAGATGGACTTTTAAGAAGACATTATTCAAAAATTATTATAACTAGACCTACAGTTTCAAAAGAAGAAATAGGATTTTTACCCGGGGATTTAAGAGAAAAAATGGATCCATGGATACAACCTATTTACCAAAATATGTATGCTTTATATGATAAAGTAAAAATAGAAAAACTAATAACAGATGGTAAAATAGAAATTGTTCCTTTAGCATTTATGAGAGGAAGAACATTTTTAGATAGTTGTATCATTGTAGATGAAGCACAAAACGTTACTCATGAACAGATGGAAATGATTTCTACTCGTATTGGTTTAAGATCTAAAATGGTAGTATGTGGTGATGATTATCAAGTAGATTTAAGAAGTAAAGCAGACTCAGGATTTAGATTTTTATATGCAGCTTCTCGTAGAATAAAAAAAATGGGAGGAGTTACTTTAATGCAAAATCATAGAGATCCTATTGTAGATGATTTAATTGAAGTATATGAAGAAGCATCTTTAAAAGGAATTACTAGAGGTTCAGCTGGCTCAAGTGGAAGAAGCAGAAAATAAACTTATTTCTTATGTTTATTTGAAGTTTTTTGATATTTATAACAAAAAGATATGGCATCCACTGTAAAACCGTCTACATTTCAAGTAAAGATAAAGGAAGATCATGTAGTTAATGGTGTAAGAACTGTTAATGAAAACTTTATGAGAATTCCTAATGTAACTAACTACGATAGAAGAGTAGTAACTTGCCCTAATACAACATCAGTTGATTTAATTAATACTAATGGATTAACACCAGGACCAGCTTTATTTCCTTCGTATAGTATAGCTTATGGTAGAATAACTAACATGGATGATACTTATAGATTAGCAGTATCTTTTACATCATCATTAGGTTTAACCGGAATTTTATATCCTGCTAAAGAATTATTTCCTCAATCATATCAATCAGGGGGTACAGGTGGAACAGCAGGTTTTTATAGTAATAGAACAACAACTACAAGTGGAACAGGTAATAATGCTACTCTTGATATTAATAAGGGAATCACAGCAGGTCATTTAATACCTACTGAAGAAATTGGTATAATTCAAACAGCAACTGCAACAACGGATGCAACGACAGCAGCTATAACTCAAACTTCTACATCTGGTGGGGGTATTGGAGCTACTTTTCAAATAACTACAGTAGGAAATGCCATAGACAACGTTACAGTTGTAGCTGAAGGAAGTGGATATGCAAATGGACAAACAGTTACTTTTAGTGCTGGATTTTTAACAGGATTAGGAACATTAGGAACAGTAAATCAAGATGTAATAGTTCAAATTGCTACTTCTGATTTATTAGTAAGACCTGAAAGCATTAAAATAAATTTACAAGGAAGTAATTATAAAGTAAATGATACACTAACAATTGCATCAGCACTAATTGGCAATTCAACTACAGATTTAGTATTAACATTATTATCATCAGACTTTACAACAGCAACAGATAGAAGTTATTGGACAATGGAATGTTTACCAACTTCTTCACTTATGTTTTCAAGTCCAAATTGTTCTGGAAGTAATTTTATTGGTAGTTTTGATCAAGATATAGAATTTATATCTGTCTATGCTATTAGTAGTAGTGTAGATGTAGAATATGTGCTTGTAAATGCACCAATAGCAACAAATTAAAAAATAAACTATGGCAAACATACCAATTTGGCCCGGATCTAGTTCATTCCACCCAGGAGATACACCTTTTGGGTTTTATGATAATGATATTGCTTTTGAAAAAGATGCAGATAAAGTCTGTACTTTTGTTACTAGAAGATTAGGTTATCCTTTAGTTGAAATTGAATTACAAGCAATTAATATTTATGCTGCTTTTGAAGAAGCAGTAACTATATATGGAAATGAACTATATGCTTATAAAATTAGAGAAAATTATTTAACTTTAGAAGGCGCACCTTCAAGTATTGAAATAGATGAAGCAATTGTTTCACCCAATTTAGGTCGTATAATTGACTATTCAGAACAATATGGATCAGAAGCAGGAACAGGTGGTAATGTACCATGGCATAAATTAGCAGTTCCTTTAACTGCTAGTGTCCAAGATTATGATTTAAATGCTTTAGCATATCAAAGTGGGTTTACAGAACCAAATGATATTGAAATCATGAGAGTATTTTATGAAACTCCCCCTGCATCCGCATTAATGGCTCAAGCATATGATGGTTTTGGTTTTGGTTTAGGAGGATCTGTAGCAGCAGGAATTGATGGAGTAGGAGGATTAGGTGGATTTGGTTATGGTGGAGGTTATTTAATGATGCCCTTAAATTATGATATGCAAGTAATTCAACAAATAGAATTAAATGATATGATTAGAGTATCTAATTATTCATTTGAAATGCATAATAATGTATTAAGAGTATTCCCAATCCCGGGTAGTGGAGGTAATGCAGGAAATGTATCAGGATCAGAAGTAGGAGTTGGAAATATGTGGGTTGAATTTATGTCTAAATCACAAAGATCATCAGCATCCATAGTTGAAGCTTATGAAAAAATTAAATATGTTAGTGGAGTACCTTATAAAAATCCAAAATATGATGAGATTAATTCTGTAGGAAGAAGTTGGATATTTGAAATGACTTTAGCTATATGTAAAGAAATGTTAGGGTATGTAAGAGGTAAATATGAAACTATACCTATCCCTAATGCTGAAATAACCTTAAACCAAGCTGATTTAATAGCAGCAGCAAGAGAAGAAAAAGAAGCATTATTAGCTTCATTAAGATCATTTTTTGATGAAACATCAAGAGAAAAATTGTTAGAAAGAAGAACTATGGAATCTAATTTTGTTATGGAAGAATTAGATAGGGTTCCAAGAGTAATTTATATAGGATAATATGGCTTTATTTGGCACACAAAGAGACGTAAGTCTATTCAGACACATGAGTAGAGAACTGATGGGGGACATTATAACAGAACAGTGTGCTTTTTATAAGTATAAATTAGAAGAAACTAAAATTAATTTATATGGTGAAGCAGCCGAAGAAAAATATTATATGGGTCCTGTTTTGCTTAATACTTTAGTAGAAAGAACTGATGAAATATATCCTGAAAGTGATTTAGGTACAGATTATAATAAAGAAATACAATTTAGCTTTTTAAGAGATGATTTATTAGGTCAAAATAAAAACTTTAATTATGATGATGGTAAAGGAAATAGCTACACAGGACTACCAGGAACAGGATATGGAGCAGATTTAGTACCTCAAGTAGGAGATATTATTATGTATAATGAAGGATATTATGAAGCCCATGAAGTAATAGCAAATCAATATTTTGTAGGTAAAAATCCTGATTATCCTAACAATGTAAATACAATCAATTTAGCAGATGGTCCTGGTGATTTAAGTGCATATGGTTCTAATATTTCTATTATTTGTAAAACACACTACGTACAAGCAGATAAATTAGGTTTAACACAGGCAAGATATCAATAATATGGCAGAACACGGAAAAATACCTAGACCAAAAACACAAAGAGAAATACTTTTAAGTAACCCTGTACAGGATACATATAAAAATCCAGAAACAGGAGATACTACAGGTAATCCTAATAGAGCATTTCCTGATAGAAATAATAGAGGTAACCAAATATCTTTTAGAGATGATAAAGTAAAACCATTTGAGTTAGGTTTAAAAGAAAATGATGAAGCTATATTTTATTATTTAGAAAATGTAATAAAACCTACAGTAATGCAGAATGGTGTAGTACAGAAAGTACCAATTTATTACGGTTCACCTGAACGATGGGCACAAGTACAAAAACAGGGTTATTTTAGAGATTTAAAAGGTAAAATAATGATGCCCGTTATTACTTTTAAACGTAATAATGTTGAAAAAGTAAGAAGTATTGCTAATAAATTAGACGCTAATTATCCTAATAATGTCCAGTTATTTGAAAAACAATATAGTCAAAAAAATGAGTATGATAATTTTAATATATTAAATAATAGAATACCTAAAAAAGAATTTTATGCTGTAGTAGTACCAGATTATGTTACTTTAACTTATGATTTTATAATTTCTACTTATTATGTAGAACAAATGAATAAAATTGTAGAAGCAATGAATTATGCTTCTGATTCTTATTGGGGTAATCCTGAAAGATTTAAATTTAGAGCACGTATAGATTCATATGCAACATCTATTGAAATAGAATCAGCAGGAAACAGAGTAGTTAAAACTGCTTTTTCATTAAAATTACATGGATATTTAGTTCCTGATACAATACAAAAAGAATTAGCATCAATTAAAAAAATTAGTAATGCAACTCAAATTATATTTGATATGGAAACAGTAAGAACTTTACCAGAAGGTAATTTTTCTTCTAATCCACAAACAGAAATTCAATCAGACAATAATCCTGCATCATTTACTGATATACCTTAATGATAAATAAAGTTATTTTTTTCAAAGGTTTCAATATTTATAAGTAAAGCAAAATATGGCTATATTATTAAGACAAGTTAAAGGATCAGAACTAACGTTTGCTGAAGTAGATGGGAATTTTTCCCAATTACTTTATGATGTAGCTTTGTCAGGTAATGAACTTTTATTTTATACTAATAATGGAGTTAATATTTTAAAAAGAACAATAGATTTATCATCTATTATTTCAAATTCTTTAACTATTCAAGATAATGGAGTTGGTGTTACAACAGATACTAGTATAATTAATTTTTCTGGTGATGTAGTAGTTGAACAAACTTCTCCTGGAGTAGCAAAAGTAACAGTTCAAGCAGCAGGAACTTCATCAGGTACATCAGGATCAAGTGGTACATCTGGTACATCAGGTACTTCAGGAATAGATGGTACATCAGGTACTAATGGTACAGATGGTACATCAGGAACAAATGGTACTTCAGGAATAGATGGTACATCAGGTACTTCAGGTACTAATGGTACAAGTGGTTCTTCAGGATCAAGTGGTTCTTCAGGATCAAGTGGTTCTTCAGGAACAGATGGTACTTCAGGAACTTCAGGTACAAATGGTACTTCAGGAACTTCAGGTACTTCAGGTACTTCAGGTACTTCAGGTACAAGTGGTACAGATGGTACATCAGGTACAGATGGTACTTCAGGAACAGATGGTACTTCAGGAACAGATGGTACTTCAGGTACTTCAGGTAGTTCAGGAACTAATGGTACAGATGGTTCATCAGGTACATCAGGTACAGATGGTACATCAGGTACAAATGGTACTTCAGGAACAAATGGTACAGATGGTTCTTCGGGTACAGATGGTACTTCAGGAACTTCAGGAACAGATGGCACATCGGGTTCATCAGGAACTTCAGGAACTTCAGGTACAAATGGTACTTCAGGTACAAATGGTACAGATGGTTCATCAGGATCTAGTGGTACTTCAGGAACAAGTGGCTCTTCAGGTACAGATGGTACGGATGGTTCTTCAGGTTCATCAGGTACTTCAGGAACTTCAGGATCAAGTGGTACTTCTGGTACTAATGGTACTTCAGGTACATCAGGAGCTAGAGGTGGTATAAATTATAAATGGGTTGGAACTACTGGTGGAAGTAATTCTGGTGAAGGTGCTGGACCTAATGTTTCTAACCAATTTTTCCTTAATTATACAGATGAAAATTCTAATAATGTTAAACCTTGGGTTCAATCCTTTGATGATACAGGAAATTCTACAACGGGGTTTGGAGTACTTACTGTAGCAACAGCTTTTAATGGTACTGAACTTATTGTAGCAAAAATAACAGGATTTGTATTTTCTACAAATTTTGCAACTCTTAATTCAACAACTTCAGATATATATGTTAATACAGCTATACCTTCAGGTACAGAGGTAGTTGTAAGTTGGGCAGCAACTGGAGATTCAGGAACATCAGGTACTTCAGGAACAAATGGTACTTCAGGTACAGATGGTACTTCAGGTTCATCAGGAACATCAGGTACAGATGGTACTTCAGGTACAAACGGTACTTCAGGTACTAATGGTACAGATGGTTCTAGTGGAACTAGCGGAACTTCAGGCACTTCAGGAACAAACGGTACATCAGGAACAGATGGAACTTCAGGTAGTTCAGGTACTTCTGGAACCGATGGTACTTCAGGAACAGATGGTACAGATGGTTCTTCAGGTACTTCAGGAACAAATGGTACAGATGGTACAGATGGTTCTTCAGGATCAAGTGGTACTTCAGGAACTAATGGTACTTCAGGTTCTTCAGGTACATCAGGTACTTCAGGATCAAGTGGTACTTCAGGTATAAATGGGGCAGGAACAGGTAAATCATATAATTATAGTACAACAAATGGTAATACCCCAGCACAAAGTGGAGGAAATTTATCATTTAATACTCAAACTATAGCAAGCATTACTGATTTATTTATTAATAAAGTAGATAATTTAGGAGTAGATGAAACTAACTTTTTACAAAGTATTATAGATGCTGGTGGTGGATTTATTTACTTAACAAACAATTCAGGAGCCAAACATTTTTCAGCAGAGGTAGGAAGTGCATCATTTGTTGGTAGTGGAGCTACTCAATATTTAGATATTAATTTATCAAATCCATCAGGAACAGCACTTGGTACTGTTAATTTTTCAAATGGAGAAGATTTAAATATAATATTTGCTCCTCAAGGAGGAAGTGGTACTTCAGGTACATCAGGTACTAATGGTACAGATGGTTCATCAGGATCTTCAGGTACATCAGGTACTAGTGGTACAGATGGAACTTCAGGTACTAATGGTACAAGTGGTTCTTCAGGAACTTCAGGTACAGATGG